AAATATAATTATAATTGTGAATTAAATTTTGATATAGACAGTCTTTTCAATAAAATTAATGAAGATGAAATTAAAAATGCCTATAAAAAAATATTTGAGGGTTCAAAATTTGAACCACGTGATTATCAACATGAAGCAATTATGAGTGCTTTTACACACAAACGTGGTGCAATAATTTCACCTACAGGTAGTGGAAAGAGTCTTATCATTTACACACTCATTCGACTCATATTGGTGGCTCAAAGTACCTACAAAAAAAATAATTCAATTTTACTCATTGTACCTAATGTTTCGTTGGTTGAACAGATGTTCTCAGACTTTCGTGAGTATGGTTGGATTGATATTGATAAATATGTAGGAATCCTTTATGCTGGAAAGGATATCAATTTAGAGAAACCTGTGCTTATTTCAACTTGGCAAAGTGTTCATAAACGTAAACCAAGTTTCTTTTGGATGTTTGGAGCTTTGATGATTGATGAGTGTCATATTGCAAAAGCCCACTCTGTAAATCAAATTGCAAAAATGTGTATCAATGCTGAATATCGTATAGGGTTTACTGGTACTCTACCTACAGTTAAAGCAGATCAATATAATATTTTTGGTTATCTTGGCCCTAAGATATTTGACATTGGTACAAAAAAATTAATGGATAAAGGAATATTATCACAAATTACAATAGGTAATATTATACTTAAATATCCATCAAATATAGTGACAGAATTACAGGATGCATCATATTCTCATGAAACACGTTTTATTGTAGAATGTGCTTTACGAAATAATGTATTTAATTTTATTTTAAACTCGTTGGAAGATGGTGAAAATACATTAATTCTTTGTCAACGCATTAAACACATTACAAAAATTGAAGAGTATATTAGACAACATTTCCCAAATTATGATCTATTTACAATTTTTAAAGATATAAAAGCAAAAGAACGTGAAGAAATTCGTAATAGTATGGAGCACAGAGGAAATACAATCATTATAGGTACCTATGCAACCATGTCAACTGGTATAAATATCAAAAATCTTCATCATATTATTTTAGCTTCAAGTTATAAAAGTAAAATAAAGGTGTTGCAGAGTATAGGTCGTGGATTAAGAATTCATAAATCAAAAGACCATCTTATTTTATGGGATATTATTGATGATTTTTCATGGAAAGGACCACGTGATGGATTGCATAAAAATCACGTACTGAAACATTTTGAACAACGTATTAAGTTTTATAAAGAACAAGGTTTTGAATATTTTAACAAGAGGTTAGATCTTCAAAAGATAAATAATTTAAAACACGTGTAAAAATAACAAAACCTATTTAAAACACATTACATGGGAGAAAAAATATGGGTCGTTTTTATTCTTATCTCAATAAACAACAAAAAGAATTTTGGTTAAATGTTGCTGAACAAATTAATGAAGCCAGTATTTATGAACCAAAATATCCTTTCGGACATAAAGTTGTTTTAAAATCATCTGCTGTTGATACATTTAATAAAAAAATTAATCCATCAATTGAAAATGGAATTTTTATTAAAGTGGCCCCTACAAATAAAAATGTAGAGATGGTATCGTTTGGTGGTTCTGGAGCAGAAGTTTATTTACAGCATGAAAAAACAAAACGCATATTTTACATCACTGGTTCAAATGCAAATATTAGTACGAAATTTAATCATGTAAAAGATGAAGGTGGTATAAATTGGCACAACATTCCTACTTTAGAAACTGCCCAATGTTTAGGTATTTTTTTAGATGGAGTGGCAATGTTAAAAGATATTTCATCTGAAAAAAACATTACATTTTGGAAAACTGAAGTTAACCGTGCACTTGCTATTAGCACTGATTGGAATCCACAAGGTTCATCAATGATATTAAAACATATTGATAATATTAGTTTAGGCGATTTTATTCAAATTGCCTTATTAGCTGCAGGAACAACAATTTTTAAGTCAAAAATTGCACCTCACATGAATCATATTGTACATAAAAATATTGTTAATTATTATAATGCGGAAGAACAGAATCCATTTTTAACATCACGGGGTGTAAAAGAAAATACTGCAGATGCAATTTTAACTAATGTACCAGCTGCACAGTTAATTGATGCAATGAAAAATAACAAAATTGATTTTAATGATAAAGGTATTTGTACAATAAAGGGTACTAAAATTCAATTTGTACAGATGTCATTAAAAAAAGGTAAAGGTAAAGCACAATTAGGTAAGTTTTTATCATCAATACAACAAAAATATGATATTCCACGTTTTGTTGATTTACTAAACATTTCATTAAATGAACAGTATAATTATACTTTTTTTAATGAAGGTGTGATGGGTGATATTCTTCAAGCACTACAAAATGTTGGTGCAAAAGTTTTTCAAACTATGAAAATTATTGTGTCTAAAATAATGAGTATGGTTATAGATACTGTACAAAAAATGAATAATTTGATTGCTTCACAACAATCTAAAGATTTTAAATTTTTAGAAAAAGAACTTGAAGTTCCAAGTGGTTATTTTACTGAATGTTTTAAACATGATGAAAATGGTAACTTGCTTATTGAAAATAATCAACTTATATTGGAAAAAAGTGAAACTCTTACTGATCGTTTAAAAGGTTTAACTTTACAACAACAAAATAAACTTGCACAATCAGTAAAAACACGTTTAGAAAATTTTTCTAAGAATGCTAATTCAGTAACAACAATATTAATTCGTATAAATGATTATGTGGAAAAAATAAATAAATCATTATCATTAGAAGCAATATTAAAACTTTTTGCTAACTTCACAGCTGTGATTATTTATGATAAAATGATTATCAATCATGCTAAAAATTCTAAACAAATGATAAATTCATTGATAGATATTCAACGAGAAATTTATTTTGGTAAAACAAGTTTACCTTTGTACAAAGTTTATGGTGCTGATAATGAAAATGATAAAGATACATATGAATATTATGGTACATCAAAAGATTTTGTTTCACAGAAAACTAATGAATTAGTGAAAAATAAAGAAATAGCAGTTGCATTTCGTGCAAAAGTTGATTCCAGCACTAAGGGTTATTATATTTTTGTGTCACATCTTTTAAATGGTATCAATGAAGAAGGTGAATGGGAGTATAATGAAATACGTATGGGAACAAATCAAGGATCTGCTAACTTTGCTTTTGTGCTTGAAGGTACAACAACTTTACCGTATAGTCGTATGATTAGTCGGTATGAATAAACAACATATAACACAAAGGAGAAACAAATGTGGAATGTAATAGCAACTTGGTTAATTGCAATTCCAGCCCCAATATTAATTATCATATTGTTATTGGTATTGATGATTGTGGCACTGTGGAAAATTGATTCAATAAAAAGTTTACTTCCAAAAATAAGATCAAAAAAAATCAACAATAAGCGTTCGTGTTCAGATTGTATGATGATTGCATATGGTATTTGGCTTAAACACGATGCTGAAGTAGATAATATTCGTGATAATATTTTTGAAATTCAAAAACGTTTTGCTGAACAAAAACTTGAGGAATATGAATTATGGCTTTTACAAGATTATAAAGATGATCAAGTAAGTTTTAGACCAAAAAATATGGTTATTGAAACAGAACGACTAATGGTGGAATTTAAAGAATATGTTATTTATCAAGAAGCTATTCATAATGCTTTTCGATTGGTTGCAAAAGAAATTTATCGTTCGTGTAAAGAAAATGGTTTTCATGAATTAGATACAGAACGTTTTGCTTCATACGTAAAAAATAAAACTAAAGATTTAATTAGAATTGCACAACAATATATGTTGAATAGTTATCCACAGGAAGGTATGATAGTTCCTCTTAAACATCGATTTCAAAAATTAGATGAACGACAAATTGAAGATTTAGTTTTTGAAGTATATATTAATGCAAAAACTATTTTTAATAATGCAACAAAACAAATTAATGATCTTGTTAAACAATTTCATGTTAACATTGATAATCATATTAGTGGAGGAAAAATAATATGATTGATAAACTATCTTTCATGGAGTATTTATCAACAGTTGAATCTACCCCTAAATTACCACCAAAAGTAAAAACAAAGGTTAATGAACAAGTAAAGACTGAGGTTATTGAACATAGTAAAGAAAAAAGTGAAATAAATTCACCAATTTTTAATCCACGTGAATGGAGCAAGAGAGCTGCACAAATATGTGAAGGTTTGGGTGATTTAAAACCACCAAAAAATAAAATTAATGTTGGTGGCACAATTCAACAAAAATCAAATATATCATCATGTGCTTCTCGTGCAAAGGATCTTGTTTAAAACAAGAGGAGGATAAACAATGGCTAATAATATTGTACCAAATGAATTGAAAAATCAATTTATACAGGGTCTTGTTGATTTCGATGATGATGTTTTCTACGTTGCTCTTACCACATCAGCATGTGATGCAGTTACAGATAATATAAAACGCAGTTGGGTAACATTTTCTGGTGATATTCAAGCAGCAGGATATGAAATTGTTGGTACAAATTATACATCGGGCGGTATAGGTCTTTCTGGAACAGTTATTGTTTCAGCCGGTTCACCAATAGGGTTTCAACAACATCTTTCTGCTGATAATATTGTTTGGCCAGCAGTAACATTAACATCATATGGATGTGTTATTTATCGATTAATAGATAGTTTGGTAGTTTGTTATTTATCCTTTGGGGAAGAAAAAAAAGCTGAAAATGGTAGCTTTACATTAGTTTGGAATAGTACCTACGGTATTGTAGCACTCACATAATGTCAAATATAATCAGTATTTGACACATCAATAAAGGGTTTATAAATGGCTTTAGTTTCCATACAAGAATTATATGTTGAGGTGTCCACCTCAACACCTGTTGTGTCTGCTATCAGTGCTGTAAATCCGGAAAATACCTTTATCATTTTGGCTGGTATGACCCGTGCTTCTGGTCTTGATGAATGGCGTCGTACTATGGCGTCTGTTCAACTTTCTGCTAACGGTGAAGCTGTTGCTATAACAGTTCCAGTGGATGATTCAGGTAATACTAATATCTACAAACTATACATTATTGAAGATGATGAGTGTACTGTTCAACATGGATTTGAAACAGATTATGGATGTACTGGTCAACATGGATTTGAAACAAATTATGGAAACTTTCCTATCACAATATCAGCAGTAAATGTAGATAATACTTTTGTATTAACTAATTTTGGTGGAGATGCTGGTGGTAATAATACTTCTAATGAAGCTCTTTACGTTTATTTGTCTGATTCATCAACTGTAAATGTAGCTAAAGTTGGTTTGGTCTTTAGTGAAAAAATAAGTTACCAAGTTGTTGAAAATCCTAATTGGACAGTTCAATCTATTTCTGGTACGTTTACATCAGCAACAACATCAGCAACAATTGCTATTCCAACTGCAGTAGATGCTTCAAAATCTTGGGTATATGGAAGATATTATATTAACACCAATGATGCAATTATGTCAGCATCATCTTTGTGGAATTATCAACTCGCTGACGATGGTTCAAATATTAATTTATTCAGAGACACTGCTGATAGTGGAGTTGAATGGAAATATCAATTTTATGTAATTGAAGCTAACAACCTAAGAGTACAAAGAGGACATGTATCAATAGGAGCAGAAACAGGAAATTCTGCAACCATCTCTACTTCTGTTGAAATGAGTGCATCTTTTCTTTCTCCTGGAGCTCTTGGTGGTTTTAATATTCAAACAAGTGCTAGTGCAGGTACCAGTAACAAAATACCATCAAGATGCAAAACAATAACAGAATTAGTTGATTCAACTACAGTTAGTGCATATAGGGTTGGAACAAACAACGATGACATTGTTTCGTATTTTGAAGTTATTGAGTATTTTACCTCAGCAACACCAACACCATCTGGTTTATTTACAATCAAAACGTTTAATGTTTCTGAAAATATTATTTGTAGTGGAACGTCTGCTGTATTGAATTGGGATATAAGTGGAACAAATAATTTCATAGCTACTATCACACCTTTAGGGTATTCTGCTCAATCAGAATTATTTCCAATTTCACCTACAATTGGTGAAATTTCAGCTAATTATACTTATAACAATTTAACTTCAGCAACTTTTTCAGGACATTCAATTGACGAAGGTGAAAATAGAATTTTTGTTGTAATATTTGCTGGTGAAAATGATAATGATGCTACTGGTAGTAGTGCTCAACCAATTTCTTGTAAATGGGGTACTAAAAATATGAATTTTGCTGTATCAGCAAATGTTGGTACCTCTTCATCTTATAATAATACATTAGCTGCTTGGTATTTATTATGTGAAGATGAAGAAATACCAATAGCAGGTTCAGCTGAAAACATTGTTATAACTTTTAGTGGACCATATGCTACTTCTGTAACAAATACTGGTTTTGGTATTGCTTCTTTTACAATTCATAATGTTGAACAAATAGCTCCAAAATTTACAAATTCAGCTTCTATTGTTTCCGCAAATTCAATTGCAAATTCAATTTCAGCAGATCAAGGTGATGTAATAATTCAATCATTTATTAACGGATATGGTACTGCTGGTTATGAATTTGATTTTAATAACAATCAACAATATATTAATAGTGCAGTTATATCAGGAACAACCAATGTAGCAGCTTTAACTCTTAATGGTTATTTAGTTGCCTCAGCAAATAATTTATATAATTTATCAGCAAGTTCAACTTCAGCTTCAGTAAGAAATGCATCAATAGCTTTTACTTTTGAATCATTAGATAATAATATTCTTTCTGGAACATCATCAGTAACACCATCAGCAACAACAGAATATATTTTATCAGTATACGATGATGATGAAATAATACCGATAACAGAATCATCAGTAGTTGTTTGGGTAAATCAAATTCCTATTGTGAATACTTTTGAATCAAATTTAACAACAATTGATATCGGACAAAGTGCTACACTTAATTGGGAAATTGAAAAACCAGATTGTTGGTGTTCTGCTTCTGTAGTACCAACAAGTTCTTGGGAAATTGATAGATTATATCGTCTTCCTATTTCAGCTGGTAATTTTATTACATCAGCGGAAACAAATATTCCAATGTATTATAATTTGGCAAATATTTCAGCTAATAATGATTTTTGGTCAAATATTGAAACTAATGGTGGAGATTTATTAATTACTCTTTCAGATGGAACAACAAGAGTTCCTCTTGAAATTGTTTATTTGAGTGGTTCAAATAAAACAGGAGAAATATATTTTAAAGACCCTGGCCCACTAAAAACTTCAGCAAGTAATATTTACTATATTTATTTTGGTAAAGCAGGAGCAACACAACCAGACGTTTCTGCTACTTATGGAAGAAACGATGTATGGAGTAATAATTATTTAGCAGTTTATCATTTACATAATACAAGTGAATCGACTGGTAAGGCTTCTATTTTGACAAATAATGGAGCAACTCAAACATCATCATCTTATTATGATTTTGATGGAACGAGTGATTATATGTCATTTAGTGGAGTTTCATTTACCAGTTTACAAAATATGACGTTTGAAAGTTTTATTAAAGTTGATAATACTGGTAATAATCCTTATGGTATTGTTGTAAGAGCAAGAAATAATGGAGAAGGAATTCCAGCAACAGGTCCAGGTATTCGTACAAGCAATGAAATTGAATATCATTGGAAAGATCAAGGAAATACATACACTTATGATCCTAATAAAGTTGTACCAACTGATAGATTTTTTTATTATTCTTGGAGAATAAATTCAACGTCTGCAATATGTAGAGTAAGTGGAACAGATACTACAAATGCAGTTACTCATAATGCTATTACTTGTACACCAGCAGTTGTTTGGAGAATTGGTGATGATCCTACTTATAATAGATTTTTTAAAGGATATATTGATGAAGTTCGTTTAATGTCAGCAACTGTTTCAGAAAGTTGGACAACTATTCAGGAAAAAATGTTTAGTGCGAATAATGTATTTTGGAACTCTGGTTTTATTGAAGAAAAAACTACAGATACACAAACATACACATCATATGTATCAGCTTGTAAATCTTCATCAATAATAATTTCAGCTAATGATGAAATTATTGTCTCAGCTGTTGAATATGATTTCGATAGATTGTATAGATTAAAAATAATTCTTGATAAAAATGAAGTATTTACCAATGAGGTAGGTTTTCCACTAACTTTTAATCTTGCTAATCTTTCAGGTGCAACAACGAGTAGTAGTTTACTAAGTCCATTTTGGGAAAATATTCAATCTGATGGTGGAGATTTAATTGTTTCTGATATAAGTGGTAATCAATTACCACTTGAAATTGGATACATTGATACTGCTAATAAAAAAGGTACAATTTACTTTAAGAGTATTAATGCATTAAATATTTCATCTGATTCTTTAGATAATGAATTTTATCTTTATTGGGGAACAATAAGTGGAACGACAACACAACCAGTAACTTCATCTGTTTATGGTAGTGAGAGTGTTTGGGATGACAATTATGTTGGTGTTTGGCATTTAGATGAAACTTCTGGAACAACAATATACGATAGCACACAATATGATAATAATGGTAATATAACAGGAACGTTGTCAAGTACAAATACACCAGTTGGTAGAGGACTTTTTATTGGTTTTTCTTCTACTTATATAAATGTTCCAAATGATTTAGAATTCAATACAAGTGCTGTAACTATAGAATTTTTAGTTAAAACAAGTGAATATAGTACAAATTATCCATCAATAATAATGCAACAAAATTCTATTAGTGATAGAGCATTTTATGCTTCAATTATAAGTGGTGGTTTAGCATGGTATGGTTCCAGTCTTGGTGGTTGGTCAATTGAAAATTCAGTTTCAGCTAATAATAACGGTAATTGGTATAGTTATGCTGGAAGAGGTCAAGAAGGTTCTTCAGCAACTTTACACGTTGATACTAATTTGATAGGAACTAATATTGGTGTTACAGAAATATCTGGTGGAACAGCTGACTTATTTATTGGTGCAAATTGGTTTTCTGAAACTTATGGAGTTGCCGAAGTAAGATATTCAAATATAATGAGAAGTGAAAATTGGGTAAAGACGACTAACAACTTAAATATAAATAATAGTAGAATATGGACAATAGGTACACCAGAATTAAATTTATTGACTGGTTCTATAGTTGTTTCACCAACATCAGCAACAACATATTATTTAATAGTGTCAAATTGTTGTGGACAAGTAATAGCACAAATAACTCTAAATATTGCGTCCATAGATATAAAAATACTTAGAGATGTATTGCGTGGAGTTGCAAGAGGTATTTTAAGAGGAGTTTTATAAATGGAAATTATTCGACAGAAAGCAAAAGAAACAAGAATAGCGTTTCCGCTTATTACCTCAGCTGGTTCAGATTATTTTACAGGTACAGCTTGGGGTTCATTAACAAATGCTACTGCACTTATTATATCTTGGAGTGATTCTCAAGACGTAACATCGGCTACTCTTTCTAATACACCTATAGAAATTGCAAACACTGGTGAGTGGTTCATTACTTGTACTTCAGGAGAAATGAATCCAAATTCAGGCAATGATGATTATGTGTTACTTAAATTTAATGCAGATGAAATACAGGAACAAACCATATTAATACATTTAATTGGTTATCAGTTGCGTGCTGTTTTTGATAATAATAATTATATTAATGGTATTGCAGGTACAAAAAATACTTTTGATGATCTAACTGATATTACCAGTGCAACTGTTTATAATGCAGCTGTTTCAGCAATTGAAAGTGAAAATGTTATAAATACCACACAACTTGCACAGGTTAGTGCTGATATTGTGACGGAAATCAATGTTAATGAAACAAAAATCGATAATATACAAACAACTGTTGATAGTACCGAAACAAAGGTAGATGTGTTAACAGCTGATATAAACGATATAAAAACTAATGGTGTTGAACTTAATGCTGCTGGTATAACAGACGTACAAACAGCAATTAATAATATACAACCTATTTCTGCAAATATTGTTCAAGTAGATGGTAACAATGTTAATATTGAAGATTTTAAAAATACCAATACTGAAATTTTTAATATGGCAACTTCAGCTTTAAATACATATGATCCACCAACACGTACAGAATTAACATCAGATAAAAATGAAATTATTGCCGAATTAAATGCTAACGAAACAAAGATCAATGCTGTTTCAGCTAATACATCGTTGATACCTACACTTGCAACCACATTACAGCTTGCACAGGTTAGTGCTGATATTGCAACAGAAATCAATGTTAACGAAACAAAAATTGATAATATACAAACAACTGTTGATGATATTGAAACAAAAGTAGATGTGTTAACAGCAGATACGTCTATTATTGATACACTTGCAACCACATTACAGCTTGCACAGGTTAGTGCTGACATTGTTGTTGAGATCAATGCTAATGAAACAAAGATTGATAATATACAAACAACTATTGATGATATTGAAACAAAAGTAGATGAAATTACTGCAGATGTTAATACAATTATTATTGACACCAATGAAATTCAGAATAAACTTCCTTTGGATGGTGGAAACATTGCTGGTGAAAATGATATTGCTTCTATTTTACAAAATACTCGTTTTGCTGCAGCCGTTCCAACAATTGTAATTGTTCCTGTTTCAGGCAGTCAAGTATATCGCATTAAAGCATTTTTCTATAATACAAGCGGTACTATGGAGGATCCTGATTCAAATGAATTGGCCATTGAAGCTAATTCAGTTAGACAAGTATCTGTGCTTCGTGAATTTTTTGATGATATTTCAGCAACAACACCTGCTACTTCTTCTTCAACATTTGGTGGCGATTATTATCTGATGACTCGTTTGGGTGTTGGTGTATATGAAATTAATTATAAATTTGTTACTTCAGCGTTTGTTCTTCCAGATCAAATTCTTTTTGATTTTGCATTAAAAGAAAATACAGTAGAATTACATTATGGACGTACTACAACACTTTTTGATGAGGAACCTGGTGCTGCACAGCTTGCTGATTCAGAATTTAATAAGAATGTTATTGCAAAAGCAATTCGTTCATATGATGCAGATAGCAATATTGGTTCTGTTGTGGGGGGATCAATTGAAGATAGTCTCAATGATGTTATAAACGCTGCTCGTGATGATATTTTAACATCAGGTAATGAAGGATGGATAACTGCAGATGTAAGTAATCTTGCAACCACAACACAACTGTTGACAAGTTCGAATAATATTATTAACACAATTAATTCTGTAGAAACTAATTTAGAAAGTGAAATCAATGCTAATGAAACAAAGATTGATAATATACAAACAACTGTTAATCAAATTAGTGCAGATACATATATTATTGATACACTTGCAACTACAACACAACTTGCACAGGTTAGTGCTGCTGTTGTTGGCGTAAGTGCTGAAGTTATTGCTATTGATGTTATTGCAGATGCTGAAACCGCTTTAATAAATTATGGTGTAGCAAAAGAAATATCAGCTACATCTAATAAAAATGAAATTATTGCCGAATTAAATACTAATGAAACAAAGATTGATTCTATTTCTGGTGATGTTTTTGATATACAAACAACTGTCGATAACATTGAAACAAAGGTAGATGAAATTACTGCAGATGTAAATTACTTGATGAATAATTCGTTAAGCGCAAATATTGTTGAGGTGCAAGGTGTAAATGTTACACTTGAAGAGTTTAAAAATACTAATAGTGAAATTTATGTAAATTCGTTGTCAGCAGTTGAATATAGTTTATCAAATAATAATATTGCAACTGAAACTGATGTACAAAATGCATCAGCAGCTTTACGAGATCATGGTAATGAATATTGGGCTGCTTCTGCATCAATAGATGAGACATCAGCTGGTTGCGTTCTTGCTATTAGAGATCAATTCTCTTTTAGTGGTAATAATGTTAATGTTTATGTTGCTGATAAAACAAATTTTAATGATATAACAGTAGCACAAATTTTGAGCGGGGGAATAGACAATACAACGCTTCAAGATGCTATGGAAAAATTGCTTTCATTCTGTATTGGAAAAATTGAGGTTGATGGAGAAGTACTTCGATATTTTTATCAAAACAGTAGTACTTCAGCGTTTGCTTTAAGTGGAAATAATACAGGTCGAATTCGTATTTAATAGGGAGGCCACATGTTAACTCGCGAATTTCATATAAGCGACATTCGTGGCCGCATGTTCAATGGATGGGCTGGTGATATAAATGGTGCAGCAGATCTTTGGACTAACGGTTGGTATGAATTTAGAATAAATAATGAAATAACAGCTGGCCCTGGCAGCATGATTTTATCTGCTTATGGACTTGATTGCGTTGTTGGTGTTATTTTATTTCCTGAGTATAACGAAGTAAGCAACCTACCAAATGGTTGGTTACGAAAATGTCCTGAAAATACGGAATATGATCCGGAACGAGAACTCTATAAAATGCTTGTGATGGAAATGTATAATATGTGGGGCGTCCCGGTGATTTATTATGCCAATACATTTAATACAACATATAATAAAATATGGGGTGAAGATAATGATTCTTTTATAGCTTCTGCATTTGGCAATACATGGACGTCAGGAATTAATGGTCCTTTTGAAGGTGTATTACAACGATATGATGTAATGGTGTATTATGAACTTCCGGATGAAGATCGTGCAAACACAGTACTTGGCTACAGATCGTTAGATGAATTTGTTTTATATATTTCAAAAGAACATTTTGAATATGCAACAAGTGGTTATCAACCAAAAGTTGGAGATATAATACGTCCTCATTATACCTTATCTTACTATGAAATTACATATGTGAAAGATAAAGTAGATCAATTTCAACAAGATCAACATGTGTGGGAGGTACATTGTATTACTATGGTTGATGAACGTCGAAATTTAAGTGCTTCTCTATCAGGAAGTGAAATTAGTCATGTAAAAGAGCAAGATGACGTTTTCAAAGTTAATGATGTTGTTAACGAAAAGAAAAGTGGTGTTATTTATCCCGATAATTCACTTATGGAACGTGTTAAAAGAATCGATCAAGTAGGAGGTTGGTGATGGGCAATTTTGATAGTTTGCCACGTGGTAAAAATGAATTTTTTCATCATCAAGAAGGTTCAGAATACAATCGTGAAAAAGAGTTGTTTGAATTACAAATAACAGAGTATATCAATCAGCATGGTGTTTGCTGTGTTTATTATATTACTACATATAATCCAAATTATAATAGAATATGGGGTGAAGATAATGATAGTTTTTTTGTAAGATCATTTGATTTTATGGCTATGTTTGAGTTACCAACCGAAATTGGTGTTCATAGTGTTCAAGGTTTTAATTTACAAGAAACTTTTCATATGTACACAACACAAAAACATTTTTCAGCAGCACTACGAACAAATGGTATTTGTTCGCAATTTTATGATGATGCTACACCAAATGTTGGTGATATTATACAAAGTAAATATAATCATCGATTTTGGGAAATTGTAGATGTGAGTTTTGAATCAAGAGATATGTTTTTGCAAACAAAACATACATGGGATTTATCTGTAATACCTTGGGTAAATGATCATATGTCATTATCAGCTGCAACGTCTGCTAACATGGGTACAATCTTAACAAATCAAGTCAACACTGAAGAAATTTTTAATATTGCTGAGATAGTAGATGAAAAGAAAGAACCTATTAAGTATAATCCACCTATTAATCAACGCTCCAATGAACCAAACATGTCTGGATGGTGGTAAATTAAATATTATAGATACTATGATATACTATTATTTTGGAGGATTAGATGAGTTTTGATAAATTTGTAAACAAACAGAATGAGCGAGATGAACTTCGTAGGTTGCTTGAGGGAAAAGCAACTGATGAAAAAGCTATTTTTAATAATAACTTCTTTCAACTTGAAGAAGTATCAGAAAATAAAGATTATCATGAACCTGTCATCAATGAAGAAAATAATGGTATTATAGAAGAACCTATATTAGCACCAAAATCTTCAATAGCTCAAAAAGCTCAGCACTATCTTCCAAATGAACCTTCAACAATTCATTCACTTAAGGAAGAAATAAGTCAGGAAATGCATGCAACAATTGAAAAGATTGTTGCGTCTATGATTCCATATCAAATTCAAGGAACTGGTGGTGGTGGTCTTGGTGTACATGCTGTTCGTGCTGAAATTTCCGATTATACTTATAACAAAGCACATATAGACTCTATTAGTGCAAATGATTCAGATTCTTGGACTTCAGTTTCAGCAGAATATTATAATAGCGATCAAGTAAATAATTTACTTTCAGCAAAAGCAGACACCTCTGCAATTGGTGTAACTAATACTGTAAGGCTTACAAGTGCTAACTCACCCTATGATTTAAGTGATATAAATATAGTTGTATTTGTAAATACAACTGATGGAAATGTCCAAATCAATCTTCCAGTTGGTGTAGAAGGCAGAAAAATTAGAATAAGTAATACTGGAAGTAATTCAAACACAGTATCTATTATTCCTAATGGTTTAGAAAATTTGTTTGGAGAAAATGTTGCTTTTACATTAAATAGAGCTGAAACGATAGATATTTCTTATAATAATTTAGAAGGATGGTGGTAATCAATGAGTTTAATCAGAGAATTTTATTTAGAAGGAAAAGTAGATGATAATAATTCTACATCAGCAACATTAACATCTGGTGCAACATTTACTGGATCAGCAACTGAAGTTCTTAAATATGGAATTATTTTTATAAATGTGAAAAGTGATGTTGCAAGTGATACAGACGGTTTAATCATAGAACAAAGTTCTGATGGTGTTAATTGGGATCATGATGATGTTTATACGGTTCCAGCAGGGGTAGGAAAGAATTATTCAATAAATCCTTATGCTAAATATATTAGGGTTAAATATGTTAATGGAAGTTCTAATCAATCTTATTTCAGACTTCAAACTTTATTAAAGGGAAATTCAAAACCATCCAGTCATAGAATACAAGATGAAATTTCAACCGATGATGATGCTGAATTAGTAAAAGCAGTTATAACAGGCATTAAAGAAAATGGTGATTTTGTTAATTTTGCGGCTACAAAACAAGGCAACTTTAAAGTTGCTGTAAATGAATATGGAGATACACCAGCAATTGATGCTTTTGATAGGTTGAGAATATCAGAACCATATACACTTTTTGATTCAAAACAATTACATGATAAACAACCTTTATTTTGGTCAGAAACATCGGGTGGCAATGCAACAAGTGTTCATCTTTCAGCTGATGCTTGTGTGAGAATGACAGTTTCGGCAAATTCTGCTGATTATGTAATTCGTCAAACAAAACAAAGATTTAATTACCAACCAGGAAAAGGAATGTTGATTTTTATGACTTTTCATGGTAATGAAAGTGCTGGTCTTACAAAAAGAGTTGGATGTTTTGATGGCACTGGTGTTAATTATTTTGATCCTAACAATGGTATCTTTTTTGAATTAAATAATAATCGTTCATGGAATATTGCAAAAAATGGAACAATAACAGAAACAGTTCCTCAAAGTGCTTGGAATGTTGATAAATTAGATGGAACTGGTTCTTCTCTTTTAACTTTAAATTTTGATTATCCACAAATTGCTATTATTGACTATGAGTGGTTAGGTGTTGGTCGTGTAAGAGTTGGTTTTGTTGTTGATGGTATAATTAGATATTGTCATTACTTTAATCATGCTAATACTTCACCGTTTCAAACAGTTTATATGTCAACACCAAATTTACCTTTAAGATATTCTATACAAACAGATGGAACTACAAGTGGTAGTTTAGATCATATTTGTTCAACTGTAATAAGTGAGGGTGGTATTGAAGAAACTGGTATTCTTAGAAGTGTAGATACTGGAACAGCACACGTCGATGCAGATGTTGCTGATACAACCTATGCTATTTTAGGTATAAAATTAAAAAATTTATACAAAGATATTACAGTTACACCAGAGTTTTTAGTATGATGAATGAAGTGGGTGATGATTTTAAATGGAGTCTTTGTTTAAATCCTACAATAGCAGGAACATTTACATATTCTGGTGTTGATAATAGTTCAATTGAATATGCAAAAGGAGCAACAGCGAATGTTGTATCTAATAGAGGTTTAGTAATTGATAGTGGATTTGCAGTTGCAACTGGAGGAGCTGGAGCAACTGACAGAAAATTTGTTACATCTCTTAGAATGGGAAGTACTATTGGTGGAGTAATGGATGAAATTGTATTGTGTGTAACTCCATTAACAAACGGAGCTGATATTCATGCAAGTTTGACATTTAGAGAGTTGTTATAAAAATACTCAAATAAAGGTAATATTCATGCTGTCAAATAAAAATATGCACAATAAAAATATATATAATTACATCAACAATTTTATAGGAGAGATAATATGTTAACAGAAAAAATTAGTGAAGCACTTAAAAAACGTGTTAAAATGATGCGAGTAAAAAAGGAATGCACACAGTGTGGTATGGAAATACCTGTTTATCCAGGTCCATATCCAACTGAATGTCCGCAATGTGGTGCTTCTTTTGCAGAAAAAAAGGAAATAATGATGGATGATGATGAAAAATTAACACCGTGGCAGCAGTTTACACAATTTAATCCACAATTTATTACTATTGAAGAAAATTCAACTGAAGATGCACTTGCATCACTGAAAGCAATTATTGGTGCTCTTGAAAAAGGTGATCAAAAAGGTGATTCAGCTGATATGTTGAAGATGGGTAAAGGTATTCTTGACTATTATGAAAAGAATAAGAGTTTTGCTCCAAAACAAGCTGAATGGATATATAATACATCAAAAGCTTTATTTAAGTGATATAAATAAGAGAAGGACAGCGGCGGCCACCGTTTCCTGAAACCTTTACAAGTAAGGATTACTTCTCAAAAATTAAAACCTGTAAAGGAGGTTAGTGTGAGAAAACCATATACAATTGATGAAGTGTGCAATATTTTGAAGGAAGATGGATGCACTTTATTGAGTAGCGAATATAAGAACGCTCATCAGATAATTAAAATTGAATGTACTCAAGGTCATAAAACAACTACCCGATTTTGGGATGTATTAAGACATAGAGGTGCAAGTCATTGTCATAAGTGTAATCAAAATAAATTACATATAGGCATTGATGTTGTTCGACAATATTTAAAAGAACAAGATTGTATTTTGTTGAGTTCGGAATATAAAAATAATGCCACTAAATTACACTATATGTGTAGTTGTGGTAGAGAAAATTGGAAGACTTGGGCGAAGTTAAAGGAAAATGGTTGTGGTTGTAAGTTTTGTACTGCTTCTCAAGGTGAGCAAATAATAGCAAAAGAATTAAAAGAAAGATCTATCAATTTTATTCGTGAAAAAACTTTTGATGAGTTGATAGGAAAAACTAATCATCCTTTAAGGTTTGATTTTTATTTTCCAGAACAACAAATGTGTATTGAATATGACGGTACACAACATTTCAGAGCGGTAAAGAGGTTTGGTGGACTGCCAGCGCTGAAACAAAGACAAATTAACGATCAACGGAAAACAGAATGGTGTGGTGAAAAGAAAATGAAATTAGTTAGATTTAATTATAAACAAAAACGTAATCTCGGTAAACTGATTCAGGAGTTATTTCATGGGAAAATTTAGAAAATTTTTCGAAAGCCATTTTTCTAATTCTGCAAAAATCAACTTGTTAGAGGGTGGTCTCGGCGGACACATGAATCATCCCTACGATGTACTGACACCAGAAGACTTTATTGATTTTTTTGACAGACTTTTAACTGGTAAATTAGACACAACAGAAAAAGTCGATGGAGTAAATTTATTCGTTGGTTTCAACAAAGCAGGCAAACTTGTATTCGCTCGCAATCGCACTGAAACTCCAGATACTGACATATCTAAGAAATTTCCAATTACTCACCCGGGCGGAGATGCATTTCGTGCCGGTTTTGAAGCTTTACGAAAAGGTTTAGAATCTCTCAAACCATCAGAACGTGTAGAATTTGGTTTGATTTTTCCTGATGGTTCACCACGTGCATTTATTAATCTTGAAATTATATATGGTGAAATTCCAAATCTTATTCAATATTCAAACACAGATAATTTTATTGTGTTTCATTCACTTCATGGAACAGAAGATCAAGGATACCCACCTCTCGATTTTAAAGCAAAAACACTTAAAGATATTGCTAATAAAATTGGAAAAATTACAGTTAATTCAGAAGTAGTTAGCTATATTGGTCCAATAAATAATGTGAAAAAAAATGTACAAAAAGCAAATTCAAATTGGATATTTTATGGACAGATTGATATACCACAATCACGTATTAAAAGTGATTTAGAGGCTGTTGCTTTAAAATTTAAGCATTTTCCAGAATTTAAACGGCTTAAGAATAGAGCAGATATGAATGATGATGAACTTCATAACACAATGAAATCTTTAGCTGCAAAAGTTGGTGCTGAAATTCTTATCAACCTATCATCACAATTATTTTCTGGTGAACGTAAAACTGGTTCATCTCACCCAAAAATTGAAGGACTTGTAACTAAGTATAAAGATTCACTTATAAAAATCACCGGTGATTTTGCTGAGCTCAACCAAAGATTGTGGGGTCCTCTTCGTGATGGTTTGGATAAAATTATCAATGATGTAATGGTTGAAGTATTTGCCAATCAATTAAAAATACCAAATATCACACAAATAATGAAGCGAACATGGATAAGTCCGGACATTGATTGTGATCCAGTTAAATTTCTTATGTTAAAAAATAAAAAAGAATACAAAAATGGAGTCAATGTCAACGAAAAAATAAATAAACAAAAAATTATACAAAGTATCAATACAGCTTTTGAAAAATTACAAAAAGAACATGATAAAATTCTTATGGATAGTTCAAATGTAAAACAGGATGATATTATTCGAGCTCTTCGTATTGGCGGTTTTAAATTACTTGAATTTAAGAAGGGCGTGATGAATATAGATACACGTGTTGAATTATTACAATTAGTAGCAAGTACTATGTTTGGTCTATAAGAGGTGTATATGAATGAAGAACGTTCGAATATCGATAGTATTCTAACTTATATATTAATTAAAAAATTAATGACACCAATTACAAATACGCAGGCTTATCGCCATGGTTTAGTTGATACAGCTGGCCATGTAATTAGACTGCCAGAAACTGATGAAGAAATTGCCGCTTTAACAATATTTGATAAATTTATATTTAAACTAAAAAGATTATTGGGTGCAAAAATTGGAGTCTTACATAAATTTTTATATATTCAAACGATGAACAATGATTTTTATAATAAACTTATTGTCAGAGGTTCTGTTCAAAGTAGAGCAGAAATACTTCGCATACAATCAGATATGGAAAAGCTTCAAGAAAAATACAATATGCCCTTAGAAACATTTTTAATGAGACTTGCAAACGAATTGCTTAAAAATAGTGAAATTTCAAGTTATTGAAGGAGATATTATGCCTTATCCAAACGAACATTCAGCTCGTATAAGAGAACCTGAACAATATGGTGATCAAATTCGTCGGAAAAATGACGAATTTGCCAAAGGCATTGATGTAATATACGGAATTAAAAATGGAAAAACTGAAATTCAAGCTATTCGTTTTGCAAAAGAAAAATGGACAGTCCCTGCTGCTAAGAAGTGGCTAAACGATCATGATTTTAAACCCATTCATTTTGAACCTGCAACCACCACAGAAGATACAGCATCAACAACTTTAGGTAGTGTTGGTGGTACAACAAATGGTGTTCCAGACTCCTCTTCTTATATCCATCAAACAAAAATTGGTGAGAAGAAAAAGAAAGTAAAAATTGAAAGTGTAAAAGAATATTTACAAAGATGTCTTAATGGTTAAATGTTTATGAGTTATGCAGATTTATCAGAATATAGAAGAAAATTATTACAATACCCAAAAATTTCAGTGGGTGCTATGCGTACAGGAAGTATGTATGCTTATTACTATGATTTTGATGTAGAACAATATTCGCTTGATATCTTAAAATATTTTGACCACATGCCTCTTACTTTTATTACACAAATTATAATAAAACATAATATGTTACAAGGAATTAATTTACACCACATGCCTCTTGAAATAAGAGAAGTGTGGTACAAACGAATCATGTTTGTTATTCATATTGGACGGTTATTGCAGATGGGTAAAAAAATAGATAGAGTTTCGTGGCTTAATTATCAACGAATGGTGATGATTTTTCGAGATTCAAAATATGCAGTTCGTAATTATAAGATAGATAATATTAAGGAAGTTAGACAAATCCCATTAGATCAAATTGATAATCTGATAAATTATTATGCACGAACATATTATGGTGCTTCATATTCACAAGTAGTTACACAGTTCAAACAACAAAAAAGTAGGTAATATATGGCACAAACACAGTTTAATCTTTTTAAATCCTTTAATTTTGAAAATAATATTTTTTCAAAATTGTTTAAAAAAACAGATGATAAAGAAGAGATAAAACGTAATGTTGAAGAAATTGCTAACAGTCAAGGTATTTCTGAAGAAGATATTGAAACAACTCTTCTTGCTTCACGTATGGGTGTGGCCTCAGATATATATGCTAATTTTATTGACTTTGAACCATACTTATATAATAAAAGAGAAAAAATTGGTAAGTATCGTGAAATGTCACTGTATGCTGAGGTTGCTGATGCTATTGATGTAATCACAAATGATGCAATTGTTGAAGATGCTAAAGGTGAAATTTTAACTCTTAAAATTAATAAAGAAAAATTACCAGGTCAAAAAATACCTGAGGCTGTTGAAAAAAGAATGCGTGCTGCTTTTCAATATATTCAAGAAGAAATTTTACGATTTAATGAAAAAGGTGAAGAATATTTTCGTAAATGGATTGTTGAAGCTGAATTATTTTTAGAAATAGTTCCAAGTAAAGATGAAAAAAATATTGTAGGAATGCGTGTGCTTCCAGCTTGGACAATGATACCTGTATATGAAAATGGCAAAATTAGTTATTTTTATCAAATGCTTACAACAGATATTGCTATTGAACATGTATTAAGTGGTAAAATTAAAAATCCAAATGATATTCGTCGTTTTGAAAAAAATCAAATTATATATATCAATTATGGTTTATATGGTAACTCACTTCTCGATGTTCGTGGTTATCTTGAAGCAGCAATACGTATATATAATCAACTTCGTAATCTTGAAGACGCAATTATTGTTTATCGTCTTGTTCGTGCTCCAGAACGTCGTGTGTGGAATATATATACTGGTCGTTTGACAAAAGGTAAAGCAGAAGAATATATTAAAGGTCTTATTCGCAGATATAAGAAAAAGAATATTTATGATCCTGCCACTGGTATGATTGATTCACAACAAAATGTACAAGCAGTTACAGAAGATTTTTGGTTTAGCAAAGATGAATCCGGAAACGGTACTACCGTCGATAGTATTGGTGGTGGTATGAATCTTGGAGAGATTGAAGATCTTAATTATTTTTTACAAAAATTTTATAAAACATTGAAATTACCTTCATCACGATGGTTAAATCCTGGTGAGAATACTTGGAATTCTGGTCGTTCAGGTGAAATCACACGCGAAGAAATTAAATTTTCACGTTTCATTCAAAATTTAAGAAAACGTTTTAAATATTTAATACTTAGTCCATTTATACAACTTTGTCGAATGCGAGGTATTGATGAAACGTATCTTAAACGTGGTGTGGTTGATGTTGAATTTAATGAGTCAAATTTATGGAAAGAGTTTAAAGAACTTGAAATTTTTGAAGCTCGATTTGGTATGTTTGGTAATGCAGATTCATATATTTATAATGCAGAAACAAATCCGACCGGTTATTTTTCACGTGAGTATGCACTACGTAATTTTTTCCGTATGAATGATGAAGAATATAATGAAAATCAGAAGTTATTGGAACAGGAAAAGAAAATGAATTCTGTAGAACCAGATGTAGAACCAAATGTAGAACCAAATGTAGAACCAGAAAATGGTGAATAAATATAAATCGATGAAAAGTAAACACGGTGGGTTAAGGTATAAATATAAGTACTGTTAAAAGGATAAAAAGGAGGTTCGTTATGGCAGATACACTCATTAAAACATTGCAAAATAAAGAATTTTCAGAGCTTAAGGATAATGTTGAACAAGTTATTGCAAGAAAAGTTACTGAACGTATAGTGGCAAAACATAATACTGTTCTTAATAAATTAAATGGTATTGTTGTTGAACCAAATAAGTAAGGAGAAAATTAACATGAAGTTACTTACAGAATTTACTGATTTCAGTAACCTTGAAGTGCTTATTGAAAGCAACGAAGAATCTCATGCAAAAATTTATCGTATTAAAGGTCCATTTCTTCAAGCTGAAGTTAAAAATAGAAATGGTCGTATTTATTCTGGACAAATTTTAGCCCGTGAAGTTAGAATGTTTAATGAAGAAAAAATTCAAAAGAATCGTGCTTTAGGTGAACTTGATCATCCACCAACACCAACTGTTAATCTCAAAGAAGTTTCACATCGTATTGAATCACTTGTTATGGAAGGAAATAATGGTATTGGTGTAGCAAAATTACTTGATACTCCTACTGGCCGTATAGCTCAATCACTTGTTAAAGAGGGAATTCTTTTAGGAGTTTCAACTCGTGGTGTTGGTTCACTTGATGGTGAACGTGTAAATCAAGATTATAAAATGATCACAATTGATATTGTTGCTGACCCATCAGCACCAAATGCATTTGTGGATGGTATATTAGAAAATAAAGAATTCATCATAGAAAACGACCAAATTATTGAGGTTGCTATCGAACAACTTCAAAAAAATGTTGCTAAGAAAGCTAATTCTTCAGCAGTACTTTGTGCACTGACTGATTTTCTTAATGATGTTAGAAGTGGTTGGAACTCTTAATACGGTGAAAATATAAATAACTATAAACGTTCCAATAGATTAAGGAGGACGACATATGACAATTATGGAAAAAATTAGTGATGCTCTTTCACAAGAAGATTTACAGAAACTTAATGATCATGTAAAAAATATGGTTGAAGAAGAAGTTGCTAAACGTGTAGCAATTCTTGTTGAAGAGCGTACAAAAAAACTTGATATGATGGCTGAAAAGTATGTTAATGAAAGATTGGCAGAAGAAAAGGCGAAAATTGAAGAAAATAACCAAAAAGCTCTTGAAGAAATGGAAGATAGACTTATTGGTCAGTTGGATTCTTTCCTCGAGGAAGAGATCAATCAGAATATTTCTGATGAAATGCTTGAAAAGGTTGCTATCAATGAAACACTTCTTCCAATTGTTACTGGTATCAAAAAACTTTTTGAAGAATCTCATGTTGAGCTTGATTCAGAAGGTTCATTAATTTTGAAATCAATGCAAGAAAATATTGAACAACTTAAAACTGAAAATTCAAAACTCATAGCTGAGAAAATGGAACAGGCAGAACTTCTTGAATCTGTTGCAAAATCTCGCTTGATTGCTGAAAAAGTTGATGGTCTTAAAGAGGATCAAAAAAATCGTGTAGAGACTTATTTTGAAGGTAAGGATTTCATAACAGTACAGAATGATATTGATAGTATGATTAATCTTATTGTTGAAGAAGAAAATAAGTCAGTAGGTGGTGAAAATATCACTGAAGATGTTACAATTACACCAGAAAATGATATCACCCCACGTATTAAACCGGTTATTAAAGATGATAAACCATCATTAGCAAAGGCCGCTCAGCGTTTTATGTAATTAACTATAGGAACTGTATAAAACATAAGTAAAGACGAACTTGATTCAAGTTTGTCAATAGAAAGGAGGATACAATATATGATGAAGAAACAAATTATTGAAGAATTAGTAACAAAATGGAGCGATACTGATGAATATGGTAGTCTTGCTATCAAAGAAATTTCAGATGATGTAATTCGTCAGAATCTTGCTCAGCTTTTGGAAAACCAGGAAACAAAAGATTTTACTGGACAAGATATTTTAAATGAAGCAACATTCAGTACTGGCCTTAGCACTCTTGGTGGTAGCATTGATGGTACACCAAACTCAGATGCTTATAAATTCAGATCAATTTCTTTAGCTCTTGTTCGTCGTACTTTTCCAGCTATTTTTGCTAACAAGTGTGTTGGTGTTCAGGCAATGGCTACACCAGTTGGTCTTGCTTACGCTCTTCGTGTATTGTACAATGATGGTAATGGTCATGAAGCTGCGTGGGATAAAGTTCCAGCATATAGTGGTTACACCGGTTCTACTTCGGGTAGTTCAGGAACCGCTGATGCCGGTGTTGGAGCAGCAGTTGGTAGTGCAGAAGGTTGGGAAATTCAGGGCTGTGCAAGTGCATGCGGCAATAACAGTATGCCACAACTTACGATAAATATCGATCAAACAACAATCGAAGCAAAAACTCGTAAACTGGCAGCAAGTTTTTCAATTGAATCAGCTCAAGATCTTCGTGCAATGCATAATCTTGACCTTGATCGCGAAATTGTAAACATACTTCAGTATGAAGTTATTGCAGAACTTGACCGTGAATTGATTTACAAATTGAAACAAGTTGCTGTCGATACCACAAAAGGTGGTTATGCAGCTGCTACTCTTAATTTGGCAACTTCATCAGTTGATGGTCGTTGGAGTCAGGAAAAAATTGCATCTGTTGTTACAAGTATTGTTCACCAGTCAAATGTTATCAGCTGGAAGACTCGTCGCGGCGCAGGTAACTTTGCTGTTGTTTCACCAGCTGTAGCAACTGCTCTCCAGGCTGCACGTCCAGCTTTTACTGGTCTTTCAACTAACGTTGCTGACCAAATGCCAGGCGTTTCAATGATTGGTACACTCAATAACAGAATCACTGTTTATCTTGACCAATATGCAACAAGTGATTACGCTCTTATTGGTTATAAGGGTCCAAGTTCAAGTGATGCTGGTGTTATTTATAGCCCATATATTATGGGTGTTATGAATCGTGCAACTGCACAGGAAAACTTTGCTTCACGTATCGGAGTAATGAGCCGTTATGCAATCACTGATTCGTTGCTTGGTGCAGGCCGTTACTATCGTCTCATCAACTACACTAACATGAACTCAATCATCGCTGGTGCAGGTGAAACCATTAGCTAAACTGTAATTTAGTTACAAATATTAAAAAGGGGTAGTTAACTACCCCTTTTTTATTGTAGTAATCAAATGGTTTAATACTATATACTTATAGGGAAATATTTTAATTATAACTTTTTATTATCAAGGAGTAAAGTATATGGTTGTGATCAATAAAAGCGGGATAAATTTACAAATACCAGAACTTCGTAAGATTGTTCCATCAGACGGCAAACCATATATACTTCCGTATGAAGTTGCTATCAAATACAAAGGATACTTAACTCCAGTACAGCTAAGTGATGAAATAATTCCACAACCAACAAAAAACGAAAATAATCAAAAACAAACAACCGTTGAAGATTTAAAAAAAGAAAGTGTGCCAGAAATAATTATAAATACTATAGAAGTAGAAGAAATAAATGTTGAAGAATCAACTGAATCTGACCTCAAACTTTTAGATATTGAAGAAATTGATTCTACAAAAAATACTATCAAAGATATAATAGTTCCGTCTAAACAAAAAGAAAAAAAGCCACTTGCCGGAAAAAAAATTTCAAGGGCTATTCGAGAACAAGCAAAATCAAAAAAATAATCGGAGAGAAATATGTTTTCAATTACCAGTAAAAATAGTGCTGACAATCCAGACAGTGGTAACTATAATTTTGTCAATTTTATCAAAACACAATTAGGTGCTCCAGTTATCAACATTGAAGTTGCAAATCGTCAAATTGAACTTATTATTGATAAAGCAATTAAAGATTTTTGGCGATATAATTATGGTGAGGGTTCATTTCTTGATTATGCAATATTTACGACATCGGCTGGCGTGAGTTCATATAATCTTAGTGGTCTTAATATTCTTGATATACCAAGTATTAGTTTAAATGATAATTTTAATGGAATCAATTCACTTTTTTCACCCACACACATTCTTTTACAAGAACTTGGTAATAATCCAGCATTTCAAGCAGGTAGTATGGGATTTGGTGGATACGCAGGTCCTCGACCAGGTGCTTCTCCATCTATGGGTGGAGGGGTTCCATCATTTGGTTTAGAACTTACGGATTGGACAATTGCTTCACAATATCTTGAACTTGTAAAAGAAATGTTTGGTGCACAATATGTAACAGATTGGTTACCTTGGCGTGAAGAATTACACATTGTGCCAACTCCTAAATCACAGATGACGGGAATATTAGCACTTTATAGAAAAGAAAATGAATTATATCTTTATAATTGTGATCTTGTGCAGAATCTTGCAGTTGCTCGAACAAAAATTCAATGGGGCGAACATGTAGCTAAATATAATATTACAATGCCTGGTGGTGGAACAGCTACTGGTGAGCGACTTATTCAAGAAGGTAAAGAAGAGGAAGAACGAGCAATGTTAGAGATTCGTGGACAAAGTGAACCAATTGACTTTATGGTTGGGTGAGGAAACAAAAGTGCTCGATATTTGTATAGAACAAAAAAATGAGTGTTATAAATAGGAGGAAATAATCATGGCAATTAACCAATACATTGAACAGTATCTTAAAGAATCACAAAAATTTTCATTACGTTCTGGTGAACATTCGATGGATAATTTCAATGTTGTAGAACTTAAAAAAATGAAATATTATGAAGTAGATGATTATAGTATAACCTTTGAAGTTGATCATAGTGATAAAGACATATTTTATATTTATATAGACGGTGAAAAAACAAATGTTATTCTTAGAAAAATGTCTAATGAAATAGGTACAGAAATATATCAAGCTCAAGGTCCTGGAAATACTATACGAAACAACAAATGTCCAATTACAGCAGTAATACAAGTGATGCGTGAAATTAAATTAATTTAATAGGTAACAGGATAATTCATGAAAAATTTTTATAATCCAAGAACAATTTGGGGAGTAACAGTAGCATTACTTGACATGTTTAATGACATGTATGTAGAGCGTTATATTAATCCTGATTTTTATAATCCACTTGGAAGTTATGATAGATATCAAACCACCAGTGCTACACAAGAATGGTTAGCTAATTATAGTGCGGATATTCGTAAAGTTATACATGTGCCACTTTTGTTTGGTTTAGTAGATAAACCACAACATACAGTTTTAGAAAAATTACAAGCTGAAAATGATCCTCTTTATATTTATTATATGACGATGCCTCGAATGGGCATGAACATGATAGGAATGACGTTTGCCCCAGATCGTGCAAAATCTCTCAATGATGAGCGTTTTTGGCTTGATGATGCATTGAATCTAACTGATGCAGAATCTCTTAAAACAGATTTTGAACCTGCACCATATGATTATCAGTTTATGTTAAATATTCGTACAGAATCAATGGAAGACTTATCTCAAATACTGCAAAACATATTACCTTACTTTACACCTAAAAATTATTTACGAGTAAAGGAATTTAATTTCCTTAACGTAGAACGTGATTTGCCAGTAAGTCTCGAAAGTGTGAATTTTGATTTTCCAACTGAACTTGGCGAAGAACAAATGCGAACAATTAATGCCACTATTGATTTACGAGTGGAAGGTTGGACATATAAACCCGTTACAATTGGCAAACTTGTACAACGTATTAATTCACGGTACTTCACACAACAATATCAATATATTGCAAACATTAGTACAAGTGCTGGTTCAAATGATTTATCAGCAACAGGTCCTTTAAATGTAGTACAATCAATGTATACTACAGAAGGTTTTTCTGCAACAGATACAATACCTACAAGTGGGTGGGATGTTAGTGGATATAATAATGAAACAAATGTTTTTTGGACAAGAACTAAAACACTTACAGGAGATAGCTAATATGACAAAAGAAACAGGATTAAAACAATTTATAGTAGAAAATGAAAAACATGATATTGAAAATGCTATTGGTGCATTAGAGATGTCTAAGGATTTTCTTATCACTATGAAAAAACAGTTGACAAAAAGTGATAATAAAAATGTTCAAGATGTTGTCGGTAAATGGTTCGTAAATTTGGTTAAAAAGATTGATGGTCTTTACGATAATATTCAAGATGCACAAGATAATTTAAACATGGCTCTTGAAGACATGTAAACAAAGGAGTTAATATGGGTGGAAATAGTAATCCATCGTTTGAAAAAATAAGTCAAAGGCTTGGAACAACATTTGAACAAAGTGTAAGTGCAGCAGAAACACAATTGCAAACGATAGAAGATAGAAAACTCGAAATTCAACAAGCAACAAGAAAAGGTGAATTAGTACTAAAAGATCAAGAATATTTATTGATGGAAATTAAAGGTCTTATTCAAACAACATTGAGTGTGCTCACTCGTTTGGATCAAGATATTAAAATAGGAACTGAAGCGAGAAAATATGAAGTTTTTGCTGCATTAACTAATTCTATCACTGCTCAACTTAAAGAACTTCGTGAATTAAATAAAATGATTGCTGATATTGAAATTTTTAAAGATCCAGATAATAATAAGTCTAAAACACAAATTAATGTTGAAATGAATGGAAGAGACTTACTTGATTGGCTTGATAAAGTTCGTAGTGAGAGAGAAATTGATAGAATAGATCCTACATTTAATGTTAGTGTTGATGATCCACCTGATTATAATTAAGTTTATAAACCAACTGGAGATTAAATGTATCAAAATAATCCATTACTTCGATCAGCATCAGAAACAATTGAATATACCGATGAAATGAAAAAAGAATGGCTTCACTGTGCTGAAGATATTTTCTATTTTGCAGAAAAATATTTCTTTATTGTTGAAATTGATAAAGGAAAACACATTGTTACTTTACGAGACTATCAAAAGAAAATGTTGGCAGCGATGGCTAATCCACCCACTAAACCTAATGATGCTATTCCAAATAAACAACATTGTATTGTTTTAAGCTCTCGACAAATTGGTAAATCAGTTGTGTGTCGTATACTTTTACTACACTTTGTTTTATTTAATAAAGATAAAACGGCCGCTATTCTTGCAAACAAAGAAAAAACAGCACATAAATTAATGAAAGAATTTAAAGAAGCTTATATGCAATTACCATTGTGGTTACAACAAGGTGTTGTTGAAGGTGGATGGAATAAAGGTGAAGTAAACTTTGAAAATGGCATGTGTGTTGTTGCAAGTAGTACCTCTTCAAATGCTATTCGTTCATATTCTATTTCATTATTGATGTTGGATGAATTTGCTTTTGTACCTGATAATATTGCTTCTGATTTTTTTAGCTCTGTTTACCCTACTATTTCAAGTGGTAAGAAATCGAAGGTTGTTATAGTTTCATGTGTGCCAAAAGATACATTGTTGTTAACTGAAAATGGACCTCAAACAATTGGTTCATTCATACCAGATCAACCTGGCATTTATGAAAATATTCCATATAATGTTTATGGTTATAAACATCCGCATGTTGGAAATATAGTTGTTAATAATGGTGAACAACACACTCGTCGTATATTTACAACTATTATGGATGTTGAAAGCACATTAATTCATAAATGGTATTGTTGTCGTGATGGGGTAAATAAACTTAGGGAAACAAAAGATATAAAAAAAGGTGATTTTTTTGCAATTCGAACGGGTACAAATGTATGGGGTAATGATGATCAAATTAATTTTATCTCAAATAATAAAAAAAGCACACGTAATTTAAATGTTGAAAGAATAACTGAAGATTGGGCTTATTTTTTTGGATTATTTATTGCTGAAGGATGTGCAAGACCAATTTATAACAAACAATCAAATTTGATTGGAGGACAAGTTTATATTACTTGTGGTGATACTGCTGATGTTTGTGAACTTCTACAGAAGCTCAATTTATCTTATAACTGTAAGGATGGATTGAGACATATAATATCATCTAAAAATCTTATTCAATTGTTACAATTTGTAGGATTTGATCTTCAAAAAAAGGCACCAGAAAAATGTATTCCAGATAGACTTCTTCAGCTATCTCGGAGAAATATAATTGCGTTATTACAAGGAATATTTGATGGAGATGGCTATAGTTGCAAGTATGAGGGACGTGTTGGCATAAACTTATCAAGTAATACTTTGCTGAAACAAATAAAAGTTCTTTTATTGAATCTTGGAATACATGGTGCCTTCAATTATATTCATGTGAAACCGACAAAGTTAGTCAAAGTACATTCACACAGCTATAGATTACAAATAACAGGTCAACAAGCTAAAAAGTTTTTTAGGGAAGTTGGATTTAGATTCAAACGAAAACAATTAAATGAACAGTTTGTCAACCAAAAGTATTCACGTGATAAGAATGATATAATTCCCTTCTCTAAAAAGAAATTGAGGAGTTTACGAGAAGTTAGCATAAATCATTATAAACAAGTGCAACAAACTGGTATTTTTAAGGGCAACTACCATGAAAGCAATCATTTTAATAGACAAACTATTGAGAAGTTTAGAGAACAATTAAGTGTTATTGATCATCCTATAGTTCAAGAAGTGTTGGAAATGTGCCGTGAGGATTTATTGTGGAGTGTTATAACAAGGATTGAAAATTCTCACAACCAAGTTTTTGATTTATCATTGCCGGATATTGATGGAGATGAGTGGTGTCATTCTGTATTATATAATCAAGTTATAGGGACCCAGACGCCAAATGGTATGAATCACTTCTATCGCATGTGGCAAAAGGCCGCACGAGGAGATAGTGGTTATTATCCTATCAAGATTAATTGGTGGGAGGTGCCAGGAAGAGATGAAAATTTCAAGCAAGAAACAATAGCTAATTTACAAGGGGGAATTATAGAATGGAACCAAGAGTACGGATGTGCACAAGGGGATAAAAGCTATATACTTATAGAAGATCAAAGAACTGGTGAAAAACGTAACATCACCATCGAACAACTCTATAAGGAACTACAAAAATGAATCATGTTGAAGAACCCATCAAATGTTTAATTTGCGGAGAACAAACCACATATAAAAGTAACCAATTTCAATGGCACCTTAAAAAACGCCACAAAGGAATGACCACTAAAGAATATTATGACATATACATGAAACAAGAAGGTGAAGGTTTTTGTAAACATTGTCATGGTCCTTCAAAGCCAGAACGCAACATCATTAAATTTGGATATAAACCTTACTGTAGTCAAAAATGTTGGAATGCTTCGGATGAGAAAGTAACGAAACTTAAAGAATCGTGTGCTTCCCGCGACTATACACAAATAAAAAAGAAGTTTAATCAAACGTGTCAAGAGCGTTATGGTGCTAATGGATATACACAAACAGAGGAATGGGCTCATAAGAAAAAACAGACAATGATTGAGCGTTATGGTGTTGAGCACAATTTTCAAATGCAAACATGTGTAAAATCTCGGCAAAAAACTTTACAAGAAAATAAAGAAGAAATCAATCAAAAACGTAGTGCTTTTTGGACTGAAGAAAATGTAGAACAGGTAAATGTGAATCGAGTAAAAAGTTTGCAAGAAAAGTATGGTGTTGATAATGTTTTTCAAATACCTTTTGTTGTTGAAAAAATCAAAGAAAAACATGAACAGAGTGGTAAATGGTTAGTTGGTAGAATCCGTACAAGATATATGAAATATAGAGTGCGAGTGGATTGGATAACAAGAAACCGATACAACACAAAGAAGTTGATTGAAGAAAATGAGTATGATTATTATACCGGAGAAAAAATGATAAAGTGTCATAATAAGGCTCTTGAACCAACCATCGATCACAAAATTAGTGTTTTTTACGGATTTCAAAACAACATTCCACCTGAAGAAATTGCACACATTGACAATCTTTGTGTGTGTAGCCGTCGAACTAATAGTAAAAAGAGTCGAATGACTGAACAAGAGTTTAGAGAAATTTTGGAGTTATAATGATAGCAAGTGATGAATTTTCAGTAGTTAAAAACAACGGTCGTTTCAAGATTGAAACTCCTCAAGGTTTTGTTGACTTTGATGGTGTAGCAAAGATTGACAATCCACAACCTATTTTACACATTATTTTGGAGAACGATGATATTTTTGTCTCTCCTGAACATGAGTTTGTTTTTGAAGATGAAACTATTTTTGCTAAAGAATTAGTTGAAGGTATGGAAATTGAAACAAAAAGTGGTCTACAAAAAGTTTTGGGTATTGGTTTAAAGCCCAAATCCACGGTATATGATATACTTGAGATTCACAATTTGAAACATACATATATAGCAAATGAAATTGTGAACCACAATTGCCGTTTTCTTGGTAGTTCTAATACACTTATTGATCCTGATGTTCTTGAACGTATTGATGTAATGTCTCCAAAAATGTTAAAATGGAATGGTTCATTGCAAATATTTTTTCCTCCAGAAGCTGGTGCAGAATATATACTTGGTATTGATCCTGGAAAAGGCACTCGTCGAGATTACTCAGTTATACAAATACTTCGTATTTTCAGTGAAAAAAATATTGAGCAAGTAGCTATTTATAGAAATAACGAAGTTGATACACATGTTTTTGCACAAGTTTGTATCTCTGTATCTGATTTTTTTAATAAAGCAGAAATGATGATTGAAAATAATGGTTGTGGTGAAGGATTACTTAATACAATTTGGTATGAATATGAATGTGATCGTGTAGTTAATTGTGAAAAAAAGGGATTGGGTGTTAATGCTAATAAAAAATCAAAGCTGGCAGCAAACCTAAATACTAAAAGATATATAGAAGAAGGTTGGTGTAAAATTCACGATCAAACTACCGTATATGAGCTTAGTCGTTTTATTGAGCATAAACTTAATGTGTTTGCTTGTGAGACAAAAGATGGTCATGATGATACTGTAACATCATTAAATTGGGGTCTTTGGTATCCAAGAACTTCAAATTATACAGGAAAGCGAACAGTGAAAAAATTACAAATTGAAGACAAATTTAAACTTACTAATGAAGAAATGGAATCATTGCCTGCAGCAATTGTAAATGAAGAAGAAGAAAACAATGATCCATTGTTTTGGAGAGGCGAAGGATATTAATATGGGTAAATTTATTAACATGTGTGAAAAATTAGGAGTAACTTATTCTTATTCATCTTTGCAAGTTGATATACCACTATATATTGCTAAAGATGTAATGGATTATTCACGAACAATTCCAAAATCAATGTTATATGAACCGTTGAATGAAAAAGGTTATGGAATTGAAAATGAAATTCATTGTACTGTACTGTATGGTATTCATGTACTCACTGCAGAACAAATAATAAATGTAATTGAAAAATATCGTTTACGACCATTTAATCTTTGTTTTGGTAGTATAAATTATTTTGAACAAACAGACTATGATGTGATGAAAATTGATATTGAATCACCATATTTGTATAAAATAAATAATTTAATGAGACAAGAATTAGATTATACAAATAAATATTTAAAGTATAAACCGCATTGTACTATTGCCTACCTACAAAAAGGGGCGAAAGAACAATATCCTTTTGAATTTGATAAATTTAGTTTAACTGGTCGTGAATTATGGGTCACAGAATTAACTTTTTGTTCAAAAACAGGGCAAAGAGAAATTTTACCATTGAATGGTCAAGCAGGTTATTTTAGAAGGTTTGTAGATGGAATTTAAAATCTACTGACCTCAGATATAAATGTGCTAAAAATATAAATAATGATGATAATAGAAGAATATCATCTATAGGAGGTTAGGATGCCAAAAGTATACAAAACACCAGGTGTATACATGCGAGAAATTGATATCTCAGAAATTGCTGTTCCAGCTGGTACATCAACGGGCGGAATTGTTATTCGAGCTCCAAAAGGTCCTATTAATAGACTAAAAAGAGTGACTGACGATAAAAGTTTTATTGAAACATTTGGTGAACCAGTTTTTACAAGCGGTACTGATGAAACAACAATTGCTGGTATTAGTACTGATGCTGCAAAACAAGAAACTATTCCAGAATATGGTTATGGTGCTTATGCTTCACTTGAGTTTCTTAAAGAGTCTGATGATCTTTATGTTTTGCGTGTAGCAAATGACGGAGACTCTTTTGCTAATGTTGTATTTCAAACATCTGGTGGATCAGTAACTGCAGAAACAATTACTGCTGATATAACTCCAACACAACTTGATACTGCAACATCGATTGCAGATATTGATAATAAATCATTTACAAGTATTACTGCTAATCCAGGTGTGCTTATGGTAGCTGCTCTTGGACCAGGCACTGAAGGAAATAATATTGCTATTATGGTAGAAAGTTATTCTTCAGCGTGTGAGTGGCGATTTGCATATGACGATTTTTCACTTGTTTCATCTGACACAAATCCAGATTCAACAGCAATTGCACCAAAAGCTATTAAAGTCAGTGTTTTTGAAAAAAAGACAGCTGAAACATGGCATGCTTATTCAACTGAAGCTGATCGCCGTTGGTGGTTTGAAAATCAAGTTCCACTTGAATCTTATATTGGAACATTAACAAACCAAATTGACAATAATGGTCGTCAAACAAATATCATTGAGCAAATTAATGGTGTTTCAAAATACATCTATGTTCGTGTAAATAACACTTCTGATAAAACTATCACTGGTCAAGATACTGTTGTTAGTGCTGGTGGTATCACACGTACAGTTTCACTTGTAGTAGGTGAACTTAGTGGTGGTGTTGTTACTCAAGGTACAGGTCTTGGTTCAGTTGCTGGTTGGTCATTTTTTAAAGATCGTGAAAATATCGATGTGAGCATTCTCATCGTTCCTGACTGGGCGACAGTTGTTAAACAGGGTGTTAATTCAGATGTTGTAGGTTTTCGTAAAGATTGCATTATGGTTTCGCAAGTTGGTTGTCGCTATGACGTTACAGTTGATGATATTCTTAATGGTACACAAAAAGAAGAGTATGGTTATGTAGCACCTTCTTATAATGCACTATATGCTGGATGGGATTTATATTATGATAAGTATAATGATCGTAAAGTATTTTTACCAAAGTGTATTTTTGGTGCTGTCATTATGGCTCGTACAGATAATGTTTCAAATGTATGGATGGCGCCAGCTGGTATGAGTCGAGGTATTATTCCATCAATTGATCAAAATAAAATTTGGACTTTTTCTGAAATTGGATTGTTATACGAACGAAATATTAACACATCACGGATTATTCGTGGTACCGGTCATGTAATGTGGGGTCAAAAGACTTCACAAATGAAAAGTTCAGCTCTTGACCGCATCAATGTACGTCGTTTGCTCCTTTTCCTCGAAAAAACTGTTGAAAAACTTCTTCAACCATATGTTCTTGATGTCAACAATACTGATAAAACACGTTTGCGTGTTTGGAGTAATATTGATAGTTTTTTTGCTACAGTTAAGTCTCAAGAAGGTTTAATTGCTTATGAGGTTGTTTGTGATGAATCAAACAACCCACCAATTGTAATTGATCAAAATATATTGAATGTTGACATGTATGTTCAGCCACCTAAGACAGTTGAATTTATCGATGTACAAACTATTGTGACGAAAACTGGTGTTACTTTCAACGAAGTTAGGGTGCGTTAATTATAAAATATTATGGGGATAGGGCAGCTCCCGAAAAGTGGAATCCTAACCACCTTCCCCATTATTATATTAGGACAACAACTATAGGAGGTTGTTATGAGACGCTTGACTACTAAAGATATTATTGAAAGAGCTCAAAAAATACATCATAATAAATATGATTATTCAAAAGTTCAATATGTTAATGCAAAAACAAAAATTAAAATTATTTGTCCAATACATGGTGAATTTCTTCAAACTCCAACAGCACACTTAGCACAACAAACCGGCTGCCCAAAATGTTGTCATAATACTTCAAAACGAAAATGAAATAGTTGCTGTGATGACGTTTGGCCGTCCCCGAAATAATCCTTATTATCAATGGGAATTGATCAGATTTTGTAATAAAAATGGTTATACGGTTGTTGGTGGTGCTGACAAATTATTTAAATATTTTCTAAGAAAATATGAACCACAATCGATTATTAGTTACGCTGATAGAACGTGGTCAACCACTATCTCCAAGACTGTGTATGATACGTTAGGTTTTGTGTTCGATTCATACACCATACCAAACTACAGTTATATTATAAATAATAAACGAAAGCATAGATTTGCTTTTCGTAAAAGTAGACTGGTCAAACAGGGTTCTGATAATAAATTGTCAGAACAAGAAATTTTAAAACAACGAAATATATTTAGAGTGTATGATTGTGGTCATATAAAATATAAATATTGTTAAATACTTAAAAGGAGGATATAGATGGCAAATTTTACCATTGAGGGACGAGCAAAAGCAATTGGTGATATACAACGTGCTTGGATGTTTGAACTTTCAATTCCAAATATTGGAAATATTTTAAGCGATTATAATGATGAAGAACCATTAATTATTCATAGTCGTACTGCAGTTCTTCCAGGACGTACAAATGAACCAATAGAATCGTATTTCATGGGCACAAAACAATGGTTTCCAGGTAAAGAAACTTTTACTCATACTTTTGAAACAACATATGAAGAATCTGAAGATCAATTTGTTACAAAGTGGTTATATGCTTGGAAAGAACGAATTTTTACAGTTGATCCTGATGGTGACCCAGCAGGTGCTTCACAGGCTCCTGCAAAACGACAAGGAATGACAACTGATATTTTTCTTAAAATGTATAAATATGATGGATCGTTGCTGCCACAAGCAATTCGCTTTTTTAATGCATGGCCAGCTGTTGTAGCAGATGTAACATTAGATTATACTGGTAATGAGTCAATTAAATATTCTGTTACTTTCCAATATGATTTGTGGACTTTAATTAAGATTGCTTAATATAGTTAAACATGCTACATGAATATTTGTGATAATTAAAAAAGGTTCTACATATAGAACCTTTTCACCTCTTTCTTTTTAACTCTCCTTTCATATTTGTGTTTTATTTTATTCGAATATAAATACTCATAAGAGGAGTAATATTTATGGCTAATTTTACAATAGAAGGTCGTCAACAACGTTCTGACATACAGCGTAATTGGTTGTGGGAAATTTTTTTTCCACGTGTACCATCATTTGTTCAGAGTATTTTAGGCGGATTCATCAACGAAGAATTAACATTACAATGTCGATCTATTAATATACCTGGTCGTACAATTGAGAGTACTGAAACTTATTTTTTAGGTCAAAAACAAATTTTTCCAGGTAGACAAGTTTTTTCAAATCAGGTAGAAGCAACTTTTGAAGAAACTGAAGACCAACAAATGTTTCGATTTTTTAATTTGTGGATGGAAACTATTCATAATATTGATGCATATTCAATTTTTGGTACGGCTGGCGTTGGAACATATCTTACAAAACAAGAAATTGCAGTGCCTATGCATCTTCGCATGTTTAAATATGATGGAAGTTTAATGAGTCAGAAAATACATTTTATTAATGTGTTTCCGTCAACTATAACAGATGTGTCGCTATCTTATGAAAGTAATGAATCTGTAAAATATACAGTTACATTTAGTTATGATTTATGGAGAATTAGTGCTGTTTAATAATAAGATAAATATATCACATAATACATGAAGGAGTAATATTGTGCCATTAGGAATTAATCAACTTGAGCTGGCTGGTTTTTATAGTGGAATTGACGCATTAAAATCAATTCAAAAACCATGGCGTTTTTTAGTTACTTTTTATGATTCGCCAGGAGCATATATTGATCCATCTAATCCTAATCTTGCTAAAAAATATAATGCACTGCTTCAAGAAATAGGACCACAACCAGTTATTAAACAATGGCATGTTTCAAATATTACAATTCCACAATATAAATTTCATGCAGAGGCACAAAATTATGGTCCATTAACAAAGTCTTTTCCTGTAATGGACAAAGAACCGTTAAAAATAACTGTTACAATGGACGAAGACGAACAAGGTACAATTGCATATTTTATCAATTGGATGCATAGACGAATTATAGATAAAAATAATGGTGGTGTTCATCGTTCTCAAAAATTAAATCGTATTACTGATTTAATTGTTGAAACAGAAGATGATTCAGGTTTTCCAATTCAAATTTATTGGTTTAAAAATATTTTTTTAAGTGAAGTTAATGAAACAACCTTTGATTATTCGACAAATGAAAATATTAAATACACGCTTGGTTTTGCAGCAGATTGGATGCGAATACTTCCAATTAAAGCATTAGCAGAAGCTAAATTAATTGATGCGTTTCGTGCATCAAGTGGTATTGGTGGTGTTAATGCTTTATTAGTAGGTTTAGCAACATCTTTAGGAGGGTAAAAATGACTTGGCAAAAATATATGCAAGAAGGAATTATTGATCGTCATGTTTCTGATACAGCATCAAGTATAAAATCAATTGCTGATAAAGTTAAACAAAAACGGGAACGTGAAAAGGAAGCAAGGGAAAGAGAAGAGGAACGTGAAAAGGATAAAAAAGAAAGAGAACAAGAACAGACAACAAGGGAAAGAGAACAAAAAGAAAGAGAAGAGGAACGTGAAAAGGAACAGAGAGCTCGAGAAACAGAACAGAAGAAAAAAGAAAAAGAACAAGAAGAAAAGGAACGTAAAATCATGATTGCTAAAAATAAAGCAAAAACAATTCAGATGAAGATGAAATTTGGAAATTCAAAAACAGCTGGTCCTAAAAAAGTGTTGCCAGCACATGTTGAGTATTTACAATCTTTAATATAATAATTTTATTTATTGAACTGAAGGAGGTTTAATATGGCAGGAAAAATTGTAGGTGGAGAACAAGAGCAAATTGTTGAAAAAACAGCAACAACACAAGAAACACAAAAAATGCAGAAACCGGTTGAACCAAGTGAACCAAATATGATGGTTGTTGAGGGGTTACCAAGCCGTGGCATATTTTATCCAAACGGTACAGTAATTAAAGCACGACCATTGAAAGTTATTGAAGTAAAAAAACTTTCTACGTTAAATGAAACTAATGCAGATCATATTATTAATGATATTGTTCGTCGTGCAACAACAGGAATTGCGGTTGATGATTTATTGGTGGCAGATAAGTTATATATTGTTTTTTGGTTGAGAGCAAATACATATAATGAAGCTGGTTATACAATAGAATTTAAATGTTCAAGATGTGAACAAGATTCATCGTATGAATTTTCACTTAATAATTTAGATGTGAAATATCTACCAGAAAATGCTAATAAAAATTCTCTTCAGGTACTTTTACCGGATGGAACGGAAATTGTATGGTCGCTTCCACGTGTAAGAGATGAACGACAAAAAACTAAATTTCATACATCGTTTGAAACACTTCTTCCTGAAATTGATGATGAAATTCTTGCTCAGGCAGTAAACATTGATACAATTAATGGTAAAGATGTAGATTTATTAGAAAAGTATAATTGGCTTATCAATTTAAAAACAACACATTATTCTATTCTTTTAACAGAAATGGAAAAATTTGAATGTGGTATTAAGCCAATTCTCAATGTTACATGTAAAAAATGTGGAGGTACAGCGCCAGTGGCGGTAACGTTTCGGGACGAGTTTTTTCTTCCCCGCTATAAAGCTGAAGCAAATTCTTGAAATTAGTTTTAACTTGGGTTACTATTTCAAGTGTAGTCCATTTATGTTTGATGAGGTTGATTTTTTTGAATTCATTTATCAACATGAACGGTTGAAATTTGAATTAGAAAATGAAACAAACGAACAAGCAAAACAAAAAGGTATGATAGGATTAGATTCACTAATTCAAACAAAACGAGGATAAAATGCCTGTAGATGTAAAAGGAGCGCAAGAACGTGAAAATGCTCGTGAACAAACAAAGTTAATCACAAGCATTGTTAATCTCGTGAAAGAAATTAAAAGTGATAGAAAAAAAACTACTCCTACTCAAGGTACAATTAGTAATGCTGGTGATTTTTTTAAAAGTAAAGAAGGTGTGTCACAAACTGACACACTTCTTTCAAAAAGTCATCATGTTTTAAAGAGTATACTAAAAACTAATCAAAATTTGCTCAAACAAACTGGTAAGGGTTTATTAGGTGGTCTTGGCGGATTATTAACTGTTGGGGGTCTTGCTGGTTACTTATTTACTGGTAAAGGTGAGTTTCTTAATTCAGTTGTAAAAGGATTGATGAAATGGTCACCATTAAAATATCTTGTGAAAGCATTTGATGGTGCTATTATTAAGATGGCAAAACCGATAGGAGGTATATTTAGTAAATTGTTTGGTGAATTGTTGGGTAAGACTGGCATTGGTAAGGCAATAGCTGGATTTGCAAAGACAA